TTTTGTAAAATTGTATTCATATTTATTAGTCTAATTCTACTAGCGTGGTCTCCAGTTATCTTTGCGAGTCTGCAATGGTAGGGAAGATTACAGATGATAAATTTCTATCAGGTTCGCAAATCGCAGCATTGATGGGAGACAGTAGTTACTTCTCACCTAACAAACTTCTCACCCACATCTTAGGCGCAAAAGGTGTGCATGGTTTTGAGATGGTGGATATAGAGCGTAATGAAGCTATGGAGTGGGGAGATATACATGAGCCTGTTATCATAAAGAGAACGGCTGATATTCTTGGCGTTGATAAAGTAACAGATAAGGTGAGAGTACCCTATCATTACTACCATGATGGCAAGAAACTCTTCTCTGTGTCTTTAGATGGTATCCTTCATGTGCCATATGCAAAAACAATAACCATAGACGATAGATCAACATTTGCGCCACAAGGTTTGAACATAGACTTTGTGATTGAGGGAGATGGCAACCTAGAGGTCAAAACCACAAAGACTTACTTTCGTGATGTTCCACCCCCTCATCTTGGAGTGTGGCAGTTACAAGCTGGTCTAATGGCTACAGGAAGAAAGTGGGGAGTAATAGCTATCTTGTATAGTGGCTCTCAGTTGTGTCTTTATTTCTACAAAGAAGACGCAAAAATGCAGAAAGCGATTGTTGAGAAATGCCTAGACTTTTATAAAAGAGTAGAAGCTGTAGAGCAGGGGGGAGATATATCAGACTATATGTATCCGTCTGTAGACCCAAAAGACTTAGCTAGGGTCTTTACCACGCATGATAGTGAGTCTCCATTAGTTGATCTTGCGAATGTTGGTGATGAGATTTCTGAGATTATGGGTCTCAAGAAGTTAATCAAAACATCACAAGATAAGATTGACCAACTTCAAGCAGTTGTAATGAAGGAAATGGGAAACAGCGAATATGGTGAGGTTTATGATGACTTGGGCGAAACCCTATTTGAAGTCAAATGGGGCACTACTCATTACAAAGCCAAACCTATGAAGACCGTTGAGGCACAACCAGAACGCTTTGAAAGAGCGAAATCATTGAGGATAAAGGAGAGAATATGACATTTCATAATGAAAATCAAAAGAAGATATATGAAGCGATAAAAGACTTTATTGACGAAAAAGGCTTTTCACCACGCCTCAAAGATATCTCTGAGAAAACAGGACTAGGTATAAAACCAGTACAGAGCCATGTTGTTAAACTTGAGGAAAGGGGTTTGTTGATACGCCCAAAGGGTAGACAGGGTATTGAGCTTACGTCAACTCAAAGTGAGGCGCATCAATAAAAGGTCTTCTTCCCTGTGACCTTCGGAGATCAATGTATTGCGTCATCATTGCTTCGGAGGTCATTTCTTGTTCACGCATACTATTGATATGCCATGCAGCCCCCCAACGTAAATCAACCTCTGTCTCTTTACTTGCCTCTTTCATAGCATCAGCTATCTCGTCATAGAGGTTCAATTCCCATGAGGCACGACCGCCATCAATATAGGCCATAAGGTCTACAGCTTTGCCTTCCAAGTGCTTACTTTTATATGTTTTGCTTGCGCCTTTTTTGACAAGAACCTCTTGTTCTTCCTTTGTCCTCATGCCACAGATGACTCCAAAGTCAATCTTGGTCTTCTGTATCGCTAGTTTGACTGTCTCTTGTAGAGCTTCGTCTACTCCTTCGAGCTTTTGTAAGCTCCTCTGACTTAGTTTGAACATCTTCTTCCTCTTTCTTTTTATGAATAAAATTTATCCACTCTAAATTCATGTCTGAGGCATAAAGACAGTAGGTGCATATAGCCTGACCATCTTCCAAAACATGACCACAAATGTCACAAGTCAATTAGGGTTTTGTCTTCCGCATATTGATGAATTTAGCAGCAGAGCGTGTAGCAAAGGTTGCTGATATAATTATGCCTAAAGAGTATTGATACCACTCTGGCATCTCAGCCAATGCCTGAAAGCCAGCCGTTGTAATGCTACGCCCCCACTCGCCACAGAATGAGAGTATCATTGGAATGGAGAAGATTATAACAAGATATTCGTCTTTCCATGAGTTTTGACTTGCTCTCATAGCAGCCAAATCCCAATCAATCTCTCCTGTAGCTTCCTTCATTTTTATTTGGGCGTTAGCCTTTTGGATGGCTGTCTTACCCTCTAAATAACTAGACGCAAGACCACCTAATGAAGAGATAATCTGTCCTATCATGCTTTCTTCTTCTTTCTTACAAATGTCTTAACTTTAGCTGTGGGATTAGCTCGTTTACGTGTAACCGCAGATTTGATTTGAGCCTTAGACATGGTTCTAGCTGTAGATGCTGGGACACACTTTGGATATCCTCTTTTGCTTTTGGTTGCTGATTTACGCCCACAGGGTTGAAACTTACCATTCTTTTTAGGCACAGATATATCGACCCAGTTGCCACCTTTACCCTTACCAAACCACTTAGTTAATCCACCTCTAGGCTTTGCCATTACGCACTCACAGTCTTATATTTTCCACCACGTTTCTTGTACTCTCTAACCAACCACCCATTTGCATAAGCAGAAGGATAGACCTTAAATTTACGCTTTGCCTCTGCCTTTACTCTGGCATACAGCGATGGGTTTGTTGGTTTTGCGACTTTCTTTTTACTCATTTCCCCACTGCTTTTTGTGAAGCTCGATGCGCTTCTGTGAACGACTTTCCCTTAACCATACGCTTCAGCATATCTTTCATGTGTTTAGCTGTATGATGCTCTCCATGCCTTTTCATGGCTGTCTGTTGCCTTTTAGTGAGGGCTGATAGGTCTACACCTTTAACTTTCATTGCTTATTCTCCCCATTCTTTTTAAATGCATTAGACGCAATAAAAGCCCCTATGATACCCATGTTGGATATCACCCAAGTAGAAGCTATGCTTGAGAGCATATCTAATCTGTCGAGCGGCACGATAGGCAACATAAGTACTACAATGAAAGCTGTCACACTGATCGCAGAAAACCAGACCATAATTCGTTGTTGATCTTCTTTCTTGTCTTGGTTCTCAATGCGTATCATCCTCTCTCTAAGAGCAATCTCGTTGTCCGTTATGATGTTGTCACCATTCGTATCAGCCTTTTCCCAGACCGACCCTTTCTGCAATCTTTTCTGTGTCATTTCTTAAAACTCTCATTCAATGAATCCACAACGCTATCAATGTTAGGCTCTTTGCCATGAGGCTCATACTTGCACCTAAACTCCATAGGGCACTGCCCCTCAACCACAAGCGTATAGGTATTATTTGCGCCTCTATAGAGACAAACCTCTTGTCCATTCTTTGCCTTTTTACGCTTGTATCTTCGGCACGTAATATACTTTGGGTCTTCGCGCATACCCTTACGTATCTCTTGCTCCCACGTCCAGTCTGAGAACTTCTTGAGAAAGCACGTAAAGCAATTCTTGATGTTATCGCTCTGTGCTAGTTGTATTATTTCATTGTGTCTATAGACACATATCCACTCAACAGCACTTTGGCTAACACTCGACTCATGTTTTTTAACAGCGTAACAGTAAGGCTCACCACTGTACAAAGAAGAAGGCAATGACAGCCATAGTAGCAACGATAGACCCAAGTAAAATCCATAGGAATAATTTGAGGTCATTCATCATCTCAGCACGTTGGGCTGCCTTTTGCTTTGCTAGTTTTATCTGTGCTTCTTTGTATTCTTTGATACGCTTCTGGCGTGTCTCTAGGATTCCTTGAAACGTGCCATGTCCAAAGCGATTATCAATCAGCATCTTGATCTGATACATCTCCTCTTCAGCAAGTTTTGCGTCTATAGTTTCAGACGCAATGGAACTTATACTGAACTGCCCTGGTGCAGCCTTTTTATTCTTTGCCTTATCTATGCGTGATTTGCTATCAAGTAGCTGGTCTATTTGACTTGCTATATCACGTACATCAGAGGCCGTACCTATTGCACTCTTAATACCATCAACAGCAGCTTTAAATGCAGCAGCAGCAGCTATGGCTTCTCCTACACCGAAAACCAATGATTTCTCCTAAGATTTAACTAATTTGTAATAACACGCCTATAAGCATGGCAAGCACAGCCCCCATGCCACAGATGAGCCACATCTCTAGCCTCTTAAGGCGGTAGAATAGCTCTTTGAATTGTATATGTGTCTCAGTCTCAATCTTTGTGACACGTTGATCTAAGGCTTTGGTCATTCGTCAGCGTCCTGTATGGTCAGCGTACCTGCCTGTACTTGTTTTAGTATTTCTGCGTAGTGTCTGTTGGCAGTGTCTAGTGGTACACACATTTCTGTACCATCTATAGTTGCTTTAATCATGTTTTTTTCTGCTGTCATATATTGTGCTGACGTAATATTCATTTTTTATAGCTCCGAATCAAAAGATGCTTTACCTGCCTGAAAGCCTCTGCCATTTGTCAAGCTTGTGACAACAATACTACTACCACCTATAAAAGTAACAAAGCTTGGTGTGACGTTTGTTGGAGTTCCAACATTCCAGTATTTAAATTGACTTACAACTGCTCCAGTAGGAGCTGCTCTCATTACAGTATTAAAAGGAAAAAAATCACCATATTCTGTAGTACTAATTTCTCTGTATGTAGTTGATAATTCTATTTCTTGATAATATCTTTGACACTTAGCTAATTCTTCTCCAAAATTATTAATATGCTCAAAAGTCGTT